GTCACCATTGAAAATTGCAGTGGCGTAGCCAGCAGCAATAGGGATTTGACGGATCGCTCCGGCGTAGGGCAGACCATCCAGTCGGTTGACTGGCTTTAGACCATACGTCTTTGAAACGGTAGGATATGCCATTTAAGACTCCAAAAAATTAAGTGCCTTTGCCAAAAGTCACCTTCGTAGAGCGCTCATTGAAGAGCGGCATACGAGGATCATTCTCGCGCATGAGATTGTGGTCAACCGAGCGCATTTGAGACGCAGCTTGATCTTGGAAGAACTCGTTGCGGTCTTGTACCATCTCGGAAGGGGTTTTGCAAAGCATCAAACCACCGATCACGACATTGTCTTTGAAGCGATCATTCTCGACTCCAGCAACAAAAATCTCGGGGTGATCAACTGCTTTAACGGGCTCCCAGCCCTCTCGGAGTTTCAGGGACACGTTCATGGCATCAGTCTCGCCACGTGTGCTGATACGCACCCAGTGAAAGTCGTAGCCTGCCTCTGGATGAGGAGTAGGCAACGTATCTGGACGAATCCAATTACGTTTACGAGCCGTTTGTTCACGGGTTTCCAGTTCACGATTCAGTCTGTTTTCAGCCATTTTGTTTCCTTATTTCCAATGCAACCTGTTTGGCGTAGTCTTCTAAAGACACTCCGAGTTTCTTTGCTAGTGCAACCTGCGTGCGTGTCAGCGTAATCTTTTTAGGGGCGACGCTTCGTGTAGCCGGTGCAACAACATTCGCCTTACGGCGAGGCTCTTCGGTCTCTAGGTCGTTGCTCTCGTCAGTGAACTGCTCTGGGAACAACTGTCGCATACGAGAGTTGATCTTCTCGTAGTATTCGTCAGATTGCGGGTTGACGCCCTGTTTGACAAGTTTTTGGTGCAACCCCAGCGCAAAACTTGTCATCTCATCGTCTTCTCCAAACCACTTATTCTTGGCTTGCCAAGCTGTAGCCCGAGTGTCAACAGACGGTTCTGGGGTGTTGTATGCAGTTTGTACATCAGATTCTTCCTCCTGTAAAGGGGGTAATTTGATGTTATTTACGCGATCGGCCTTAAGTGTTGCTTTTGTAAGCGCTTCTTGTGCTTCTGCAAGTGCTTTTGAGTCGCCCGCTTCATGTGCCCGCTTAAACTTCCCTTTTGCATTAACAAGTTCTTGTGCAACTTGTTTTTTAGCCTGTTCAAGCAGAACTTCTTGGTTTTTGTTGACCGTACCCTTGAGTTTCTTGTTTTCCTCAACGAGTTGCTGGGCGTATCGCAGTGCCTCTTGACGCTCGCGTTCCGCAGCTTCAGCGGCGCGGCGCTGGTCATGGAACCCTTTGCTAAAGTGTTGCAAGCGCTTTTTAACACGCTCGGAATACTGCTCCATCTCGTCGTCGGTCAACTCCATGGGAGCCTTGGACTTTTGCTTGCCACGGTCTTCTTCGGAGCGGTCATCAACCACTTCGATGTCTAAGTCAGACTCTTCCTTCTCAGCCTTTTCGGGCTTTGCAGGCTTGTCTTCCTTCAAAGGGTCTGTGCGACCCTCGATGGTAATTTCAAAATCACCGTTATCCTTTTCCTTTACACCCTTGTCAGCAGCGGCTGCTTTGTCGGGATCGGGGAACTCAAACTGTACTTGTTGGTACGCCATAGTTCATTCCTTATGCACGCGTTACGCCACGCGGATCGGCAACGACGGCATCAATTGAGTCGTCGTTCATGAGACGGTATTCAACACCACCAACGCGGACACGAGTGCCAGAGTTAGCGCGGAAGATTACGTAGTCACCAACTTTGCACCATGGCCCATTTGGGTAACGGTCTTTGTCGGAGTACGCTTGCTCTCCCATGTCGAGCACCAAACCAGTCACAGTCATGAGCATTTCCTCATGGATTGTTTTCTGGGCCTTGATGATTCCCATATCACCAATTGTTTCCTCAACTTGAGGCAGGGCTATAAGCAACTTGTAGCCAACGGGTTTTGGAAGTTGTAGTTCCAATTCTTCGTCAGTAACAGCGTCTTGAACTTCAATTGTCATCGTCTTCATCCATTTGAGAACGCAAAAGGTCTTGAGTTGTTTGGATGGCAAGTTGGAGACCTCGAATCCTACCTACCACTTCCCGGTATTCGGAGAAGTCTTTAGCCCCTCCGTTTGCCAGAAACTGTGTTGCAGAGAGCACATCCTCTGCATATTTCGCTATCAGCACGTCATAGACGGTTTTGGCCATGGATTACTCCTTGCTGCCCGGCGCTTTGGGCTGTTGTTGTGGTGTTGCTAACACCTTCAAGGCATCAAGACGTAAGCGCTCTTTGGCTTGGTCTTGCTGGGCTTCCACCCGCATGCCTTCCTTCATCGCTTCAATCTCGACGCGGTCTTTATCCAACTGCAACTTCTGGGCTGCAAGTTGCAAATCGGCTTGGTCTTTTGCAGCTTTGCGTGACACGTCCATCTCTTGCACTTTGACCTTGGCTTGTTCCAACTGGAACAGTGGGTCTTGTGCTTGCTGCTGTGCTTGCTGCTGCTGCATCTCCGATGTATTTTTCTGGAGAAGTTTCTGTGCGGCTTGCGCTACCAACCTTGACAGGCCGGCTTCGATCTCCGGCGGCAGTTTTTCTTCTGGTGGTGGCAGTGGTACTCCTAACTGCTCCTCTATTTTGTTACGGTAGGCGAACGCAATATGCTCACTAATATGCGCCATAGACGCAGCAAGTTTTGCCTGAGCAGTTGGGTCCCTCTGCAACATAGACTGAAGTTTGGGGTCTTGGATGAACGCTTGGTGCGCTCCGATATGTGCTTCGTGGTCTTGTGTCAGAAACGCTTTGACTGGCATCCCCGTGAGGAGGGCCATGTTTTCAGAAACCGGATCAGTTGGTACAATGTCGTCTTTAGTCGGAACCAGCTTGTCTGCATTTTTAACCCCTAGAACTTCAATCATCTGCCTGTGCAACACCGGCAAGTCGTATATTTGTGGGGCGGACTGCGCTAGTTGGAGAGTTGCTTGATACTGCGCGAGTCGTTGTGACATGGTTGTGGCGTTCGGGTCTGACACTGGGATAATCTCCACCACGTCGTAGTCTGCCTGTTTCGCCTTTTTGCCGTCTGGTGCATCCGCGTCATACTCGTAATCCTCGTCAGTCTGGTCACGCACGATCTCCTTGAGAATTTTAAACTCACACTTCATGGCTGCATGGATACGCGCCTGTATAGCCGACATTGTTTTCAGGGTTCTCTCAAGAATTGCCAGAGTCGACCCTACCGGCGCGTTAGGCTGAATATCCGCTACGTTAATATCTGCAACCGCAGCAAACCTGCGACCCTCCGCGACAATATTCTCAAGTAACTGGAACAGAACTACCGACGGCTCTTTGAACGGCAGAATCATCAGGTTGTCTTTTATCGTACCGCTCGGCACATCTGCATCACGGAACTCGCCCGGCGCTATCGGCTCGTCTTTGCCATGTAACCTGAGACCTCTTGTTTTGAGACCCCCTGGAAGATTAGCCAGCGTACCCGCATCCACCAACTGACGAATAATAGCCGTAGCCCCCTTAGCGAACCCGCCGACCAAGTGTATCAACCCAAAGCCATAAAACCCGAAGCCGGGGATGTAGTCGTACTTGGAAAAGTGGATGCGTTTCTCTTTGAGAGATCGCGACGGGGCTATGGGACTCATCAGCGGACTATGATCGTCTTCCACTTCACGGTCTACCCAATTTCGATATATTGCCATTATGGTGCCGGTAGTTTTCTCCATGTGTACTACATACGGCAGTGACACCCCACTCTCGTCCTCCAGGCCTTTAATGTCCAGTTCTACATGGTACTCAAGAAACGTATACCTCTCATCGCGGGAGGCATCCTGCCCGCTGTATTCATTTTTGCTATCAGTAATATCATCCAAGTCTGCCGTCGGCTCGCCTAAGTCTGTATCTCGGTAAAACCCCGTAGCCACCATGCGTCTGACTTCGTTCTTGGTCTTCTTCATTCGGTGAGCATATCTCGGTGCAGTATGCAAACTGGTGGCTCCGTACGGAGCTATAAAGTCCTCTGCCGGAATAAATATCGCAACAGGGCGCTCTGTGGAGGGGTCGTAGAACACTTTTTTAAATGCACTACCTGCAATAGGCAGGTTCCATAACAGCCTCTCATGCTCCGAACGATAGTCCGGCATCTCGTCCGTAAGCCACCAATTCATATCATCACGAACCCGGTTCGCCGCATCTTCCTTCTCGCGGGTGGAGCGTCCTACGATTTTTGTCTTTACCGGACCACTGGCAGGGAACGTCTCCATTATGGCTTCCGACTGGAACTTGACTACGGCTTCCGCTAACAGCGGGTGGGACACCCCGCATGCACCAGTCCAAGGCTCCGTTCGCTCCTCAATCTTCAGCCCAAGCAAATCCAGTCCTTCTTTGTATGTCCTCTCCCACTCGTGCCGGGATTGT